GCCTTGCTGATTGTAATGTTCATCTATTGTATTTTGAATTTTATTTTTACCTGGCTTGGCGTTTTGGTGCAGTATGGTTGTGTAGCGCGTACTTTTACAGCCACATTCGCATTCATGGTCATAGCTGATATGCCACACACCAGCACGAACTTTTACAGGGTCGCCTACTGCCTTATTCATATTAGGTAGTTACCGGTATAAACTGATAAGTTAACGCACCATTGCCGCTAAAAGTGGCAGCAGTTGTATTTGCGCCGGTAGCCGGGGCGGTGATGCTAAAGCCTGACAGAATAGCGGGTCCAGAATAAATCATATCTGAGTCCATTGCCTCTTGATCTTCGGCAGTACGGAACAACACGTTTGCGACCTGCAAATCAGTATCAATAAATATTTTACCTAAGTTAACACCATCGTTTTCAGCGGCTAAACTGTCACGCAATAGGCTTTGGTTTACCGTAACGTTCCAATCCTTGCTATCAACCGTGCGCGTTACCCACGGTATACCACTTGTTGATGTGCCGTCGAGAACCTTACAAGGCGCGTCCTCGCTAACGTTGCCGATCATGTTTAATGTAGCCTCTGCCTGGCACTGTAGAAAGGCCGTGCCAATCTGAACGCCAATAATGCTACCTGAAACTTTATTATCTGCCATGACTTTTAATTTTTGAATGTAATATTACTCAATATTTCTGAAATCTTATCAGTTTTAGTAAATAATTTTATAGTGGTGTACTCTTTGCCAATATGTTGAACTTCGCCATTGAAGCCGTATTTTATATTCTTAGCATCATCTTTAAAAACTACCTGCACGGGTGTGCCTTTTTCGTATGGAATCGATGCGTGAAATACGTGCTGAACGGACAGTTGAAAACCTTGTTTTGTAGCTATAGGCATATCGTTACCGGGTTCGAACACAGGCGTATTTGTAAAAGAGTATTTACACTCGTTAGTACAAGACCATGTATCGTTGTGGGTTATGAATGCGGAGCCTGTCATTCAGTGAAGTGTTTATACTCGTTTATACTTTTGACGTTAGTAACGTGTTTCAGAATCACCCATTCTCCTACCCCTATTTTATCAGTAAATGTTGAAGTCTTTAGTTGAAACCGCTTGGCTTTTAAAATATAGAAAATCGCTTTAAGTTTTTTCATAATGTTTTTTTTATACTACGTCTTGATCCACCACTATTGGGTAATTAGCTTGTGCCGGCATCGCGTCTATCAACAATGAATAATCCTGATATGTAAATTCCAATTTCCCCGTTCCTTTCAATACACATCGCCAGTTTGCCACACCAGTAGCTGCTGCGGTTATATCGGCATTGTTAAACTTCACAAGCCCCGAAAAAACCAGTTCAATATCAGATGTTGGCGAAGTTGAGAACTGAATGTAAATCGGGTTATCGTTAAAAAATCCAGCAGTAAGCAGGGACTTTACATCTGAACCAACTGCCTCTAATAACAAATTACCGTCAACGCTTATCCCCCATTCTCGTATACCAGCAATGAACTCTTTCCAGCCCCCACTATCAACAGCCGATGCCGGAGTAAGTTCACGGCCAAAGCTGATGTTACATGATGTTTCACACGAAACAAACGCGCCGTTAACCTTTAAGCCTAAAAATCTACCGCCTACACCTGCCATAACCAATGCTGATAAGTAATAACACGTCGCTCAATGCTTTGTGTATCGGTTTCAATATCTAAATCCACACTCCCGAAAAACTCATAAGACTTTACATGAAATCCATCTACCTCAATACCACTTTGTATGACATCCACTACTTGCTGCTCAACCTCATCATTTACAGCAGGGTTACCAAAACCAGACATATTGACATTGTATAGGTCAATAGTAATACTACACTGCCACTCGAACTTATTGGCTACCAAAGGGAATGCTTCAAGGTTTTTATATTCCTCGATCCGGTTTTTAGTTTGAGTGCTTACAATAATGTACTGTTGCGGGATTTCGGTGTCTTTCGGTACTTTCTTAGCCCATACCGGTAATCCTGTAGCCAATTCCATAGCCGCAACATAAGCGGCTCTTAATGGTTCGTTAGGATTGAGTATTGGCATGGTGTAAATATAGGAATTATTTACTAAGCTTTAAATCATTCTCTTTCCATCCCGCATACCAGTCGGCAAGAAATACTATATCTTCTTTTTTGAAATAACAGTCCCATTTTCGTGTTTCTGTTTTTATAAATGGTAACGCATGATAAAGATTCGCACCTATAGTCTCACATTGTTGTTCATATTTTACAGAATCCGAAAGGAGTGAGCAGTTATCTGAATATATGCCAGCCCTCGCCTGTAACGCATGCCCAATCTCATGACATAGCATAGAAATTTTACCGGGGTCTTCAAAATCTAAAGCAATGCGCTCCCCTTGAACATCGCACCAGCCTCCAGCCCCTTTTTCTTTAGATGCTTTGTCTATATAAAACAACTCATACCCAGTCAATTCACCAACTAAATCATCTACTCCATTCCATGATTGTCCTTTTTGCAACCACCCACTTTTTGTAAACTTTTTTGCATGGAAAATATCAACACATCTTTTTATTTCGGTTGTGATGCTTGGTGGTAATATTATTTCATGAATACTGCTTGCTATCATTTATTTAACTTATTCAATTCTGCTTCAATGGTCGGTATCAATTCGGGCAAATTTCTATATATAGCAGGGAAGAAAAACGGATGCGCCGGGGTTCGGCCTTTACCATTCTTAAAGAATTTTCGAGCCTCTTCTACCTGTTCGGCTGGTACGTTCGCCAAATAAGCAGCGGCAAATTCACCTGTCCCAAACTCTACGTATGCTGAAAAGTCATCGCCACCGTTGATTGTTGTGTTTTCAGTTGTTTGTGATACGCTAATATGACTTCCCAAACTACCAGGCGCGGCGGCAATCGCTTGTGATGCTATTTTCTCGGCCACCTTTTTTTCGCCTACACGTTGCGCTTCTTTTACTTTCGCCTCCAGTTGCTGTAGCTTGCGTATTTCTGCATCTATGCCGCGTATGTTCATTTTGCCTTCTTACAAAGTAATTTAATATAATTAACCGGCACATCGATTTCAATAATAGCGGCGATGGTGTAGTAAATATCATCGCATAACACTTTCATTGCTTTGGTTGGCCTTAACCCGCACCGGTTACGGATAACAAAATAACAATCATCGTTTAATGTTGATGCTCCTGCATTTATTACCAGCTGGCTGCCCTCACGCAATTTCTCCTTTACTGCTTTGGTTGAGAAGTATGGCACTAATGCAACCTCCTGCCCACCGGATCTATTTTTGGTAGATACCTCGTTATAGAATGTAACGGCAAACCTGAACCTGCCGGGGTCGTACTTCGTTTTGTTGTCAAATGGTGGCATCCCTACGATATTGGTTTAATAGCATTTGAACGTCAGATGGTAGTTGCGCTGCATATGCGTCCCGGTTCTCGTACAGATATGTGATGATCTTATAACAGGCATCGATAAGGGGCGCGGGTATTTCTGTGCGGTCTGTATAACCAATGGTAGCAGCAATAGTTGAATACGGGGCGCAACATACATATGTTTTCAAAGCCCCTTTTCCTACGGTATACTCAGTTGCGCTACCATCTTTCGTAACACCAGTGATTTCAATAGGATATGTAGATAGCGTGTTATCCCGGTAGCAGTTTGAATATATTTCTATATCACGGGCATACAGCGCGTAACATGTATACTGCTCTACCCTCGCAACAGCCGTTTGTATAAGCCGCGTAATAAAGTCGTTTTGGTCTGGAAAGTCCACAACCAACGCCGTTTTTGCTTCTTCTAATGTTATAACATCAAGTGCTGTCATAGTGTAAATGTACTAACTATTGTGGGTAAAACAAAAGCCGCTACATTTCTGCAACGGCTTTCTACAAAACTCTATGAAAACTAACAATTAGGTGGTAATAGTGAACAATAAACGTTTGAATGATTCAGGGTAGAATATCGGCAGGGCGATACGGCCTTCCAAACGTATAGTTATAATATTTTTTTCCACATTATCCTTATTCTGGTCAAAGTAACCAATTTGCATTGATTTGCGTTGGAAAATCGCAGTACCACGGGCAAAGTCACCTACCAGACCTTCGTTGTCGGTGAAAACGTTCGACCAGAAGATAGGTACACCACCAATACGCATTACACCGTTTGCATCAAGGACGATCGGGTAAGTATACTCGCGGGTAGTGCTTTTGTTGATTAAAATTTCTTGCCATTGTACGGCAGAAATAACAACCGCAGAAGTGGCGCGTTTTAATTTACGAACCTCGGTAATACCGGCAACTATTTTATCGATGGTGTTTGAAGCGGCAGTAACGGTTCCTTGTGGGAATGATTGGTTGCCTGCCTGTGTCCATAAACCTAAAATGTTTTCGCCAGTGCCGTTACCTTTGTAGATTTGCAAATCTTCGGCATCCATGTAAGCTTTTGGCAACTCGTAAGCAATCCAGGCGCGGAAACCTACAACGTCGTCCATTAACTCATCAGGCACGTCAAGTAAGCCTGCAATTTTGCGTACAGCAGCATCTTTAACGGTTGGCACATAGCCGGTAGATGGTTTTTGTGCGCCTACAGCAACGGTAGCAAAGCCAGTAGCCGAACCGTCAACTACATACTGAATGAATCGAATAAGGTTGCTTTGGGTCGGGAATACCGGGATGATCTGACGTGCATGAAACTCGTCGTGACCAGGGCCAACAATCGGGGTAAATTCAGGGGCAACACCGTTTACTGGTACACCCAATGCTTTTACCGCTCCGTCAAAGTCTTTATCTTCGTCGTCACCTAATTTAACCGAGAATGACTTGTGCTGTCCGGTGAAAAACGCCTTAATCATTTTCTCACCTTCTTCAGTAGACAGGCGTTCGATGATATGCTGGCTAAATCCTTTCATACGAATGTTAGCTTCGCCAATTTTGGCGCGCTTCATGGCGGCTTCAACCTCTTCTAATTTGGCTTTGTTGGATTCGGACAAATCGGCTAATGCTTTTTCATTTTGAGACTTCAAAGCATCAATCTGTTTTTGATTTTCTGCTTTTAGTTCTTCCATTTGGGCATCAATAGATTCCTTTACCAATCTTTTTTGCTCGGCCTCTTTATAAGCCTCCAAATTAATTTCGTACTTTACTTGTTCTCTTTCCGAGAGAGCCTCATACTGTTCTTTTGACAGTACTTTAAAATCTTTTAAGTTCATTTTTAGTGAATTAGTGAGTAATAATTTGATTTTTTAGTAGAACTGCTCTCTGCGGGTTCTTCTTTTTGTTGTTTATTTTGACCTGCTTGCGCGGGGTCTGAATACAATATTGGCGTTGATTCGTTAGAACCAAACAGTACTGCCGAACCTTCCTTATAAATCTTAGCCTCGGTAATTGCCCAAAAATATCCGGCATCAAGCGCGTCCTGTTTGTTGGCAATTACTGGTAAGTATTTATAAAAGTTCTCGCGTTCCTGTTTAAAATCGTCACTATCATCATCTATACAAAGCGTCATGCTGATATACTGCATGCGTACACTATTTTGTATAGCCTCTTTTTGAACGATTGCATATAAAGCGTCTTTATTGGTAGCCTCGGTTAAGGTAGGCTCAAATATTAACGCCTGTGTTGTGCCTGGATAGTTCAATCCTAAATCACTCCATGGTAATTTTGGCAGCGACATATCAAAGCCGGGATATGCAATAACTTTACCTAATTCCAGGTCGTGGTTTATAATGTAGTAAATTTTGCCGTTTTGGTCTTTGGCCGATACATCCCATATCCCATCTATGTGTACATCTCCGTGGCTGTCTAACCAATTAGTGGTGTTTATAACCGCGAAAATCTTACTGCCAATACCAATCGCTTGCTCAGATTCTGCCTTTGTGGCTTCTTTATTCTTTAAAACCAGTGATACAGGGTCTGAAAATTTAATAGCCGCTTTTTTTGCTGCCTGAATCAACTCTCTGTTTTCTTTCAGGGCGGCAAACATTTGCTGCTTATCTTCAAACTCTTTTTTTAACTCTTTGCAGAATATCATTTTTTAACTGGCTTATCCGCTTGCTTGATCTTTTGCTCAACTGATTTGCGTACTTTTTCGGGCAGTGGCTTCTTTGCCAACTCCTTTAACTTCTCCGCATTTTCGTTTTTGTCTTGCATGGTGGTGTAAAAATAGCATAGATGGATAAATATTATATAATAATTCGGTACACCTTGACGTGTATACACTTTAATGTTTATATTAGCGGCATGACAGCAATAGAGGTTTTTAATGAGATAACAAGTAAGCCAAAATGGTACGCGGGTTATACGTCTGCCCAGAATGCTTACAATATCAAGCAAAGGTTTGAGGCAAAAAAGTTGGGTTTTGATGTTCTGAAAAACATGTTTGAGTTCTTTGGATATGAACTTAACGCAGAATGGAGGAAGGTCAAATGAGTGACACCGAACGCATACTAAAATACCTAAGCTCATCCGAAATTAATCGATGCAGAATAAATGGTGCTGATTTGCTTGCAAGCAAAACTAATTCAGAGTGGCAGGAAATATTTAATCAAAGCTGGGTTAATAAAAAACTCCGCAAAAGATTGTACACGCTTTATAATCTTGAGATATTGCCAATTAAACGCCCGCCATTGATAGGCGTTTCTGGAAACGAACTTTGGTATAAAGACATGGTTAAAAATATACAACAGCAATATTTAGATGCCGAAGACAGGGCGATATTAGGAGGTAACAATGAATAAAATAAAAAGCTGGACAGATTACGATATTTCAGATCTCCCGTATTTAACAAATACAATCCATGTTGATTTTTTAAATAAATGGCATGAGGTTTTATCAGCTACACTTGAAATTTATTTAGGCAGAGACTTTTGTCACGAGAGAGATAAAGATCGCTTTAGTATTGTTTCTGATAATAATACTAACCAAACTAAGATAATAGCCGATGGCAACCATATAGGGACTATCTTCATAAAGATGGGTAACTTCAATGGTAATTTTATAGATAACAAAATCACATGTGTGATAGAATTTATACCGGTAGTGAAAGGGAATAAAAATGTCTAAAATAGGAATCGCTTACACAGTACATGACCGCCACCCACAAGCAAAAAAAGCAATTGCCAATGCAAAGAAATTCCTACCGCCCAGTGCAGTTCTGGTAATAGTTGACGACGCAAGCAAAACACCATACTCCGGCGCAACATACCGGTTTGAAAAGAACGTAGGTATATCAGTTGCAAAAAACAAATGCCTTGAGCTCCTGACAAATGCAGGATGCACAGATTTATTTTTGTTCGATGATGATACGTGGCCGAAAGTGGATAAGTGGTGGGATCAATACGTAAATTCTCCAGAGAAACACTTAATGTTCACCTTTTCAGAATTGAAAGACGGCAGGCCAAACGGTAACAGAATAGTAGTTTCCACGGGCGACTTGGTAGAATTTCAAAATCCGTGCGGATGTCTTTTGTATGTTACAAAATCTGTTTTGGATGTAGTGGGTGGTTTTGATACCAGATTTGTAAAATACTCGCACGAGCATGTAGAGTGGAGTAACCGCATACATAACGCCGGTCTAACTAAGTTTAGATTTCAGGACGTACCAAACTCCATTAAGTTATTCCACTCAATGGATTGGGCATGTGAAACCCTGTCATCTGTACTCGATAAACGAGAAGTTTATATTGCCGTTAATTATACTCACCTATCAAAAGTTAGGGATAGCCGAGAGTTTATACCGTATAAACCATTGGCTCATTATGTAGTTACGTGTGCAATTACTTCTTTGGTTGATCCGCAACATGGCACACCACGGAGCGATGTTGATACGTCAGAATGGCAGAAAAGCATATCAGAAAATAGCGATGCGGTGATCGCGGTAATTTCTGACCAAGACACACCACCGCAACATCCAAATCCCTACTTTGCCAGGTGGTTTTACTACCGGGACTACGTTGCCTCGCTCGATGCTTGCTCTTACATATGGCTAACAGACGGAACCGATGTTACCATGCTGCGTGACCCCTTTCCGCACATGAAATTAGGAATGCTATACGTTGGAGATGAACGCGGCAGTACTTTGCAAAACCAATGGCTCCGCAAGCATCACGATCACGAATTTTACCAAGGTATGTGCGATACGCCGTTGCCTTTGTTGAACGCAGGTATATGCGGTGGCGACAGGAATACAGTTTTAGAATTTTGCGAGATAATGTGTAGCAGGGCTTGGCTTGAAGGGCAACTAACCGATATGGCTATGTTTAATTACACGGCCTATATTGATTTTAAGGGTAGTTTTTTGCATGGGGAGCAGGTTAATACGGTTTTCAAGCGGTATATGGATAATGGTATTGCTTGGTTTATGCATAAATAGAATTATTATGAATATAAAAAATAGAAAAGGACAAATTAGAATATCAAAAGAATTAATAAGAGATATTGATTCTAACGCGGAGTTATTTTTAGAGTTGTTTAGTCACTTTGTACCGATTCACATAGAATCTAATGAACTACTGGATACTGATTGTTACTACGGTTATAGCCAATTATTTGATGAGGTAGAATTAAAGCAGCTTTCGTTGATATATGATATCCCCGAATATGAGGTTATTGTTCACACAGTTTCGTACCCGAATCGATTTAAGATAGATTTTAAAAGAAAATGATACATTATATCAGCCCGTATTCAGTGGACAAAAACATCGGAGGTGCAATAAATTCAGCCATAACACAACTAAACGCCGCCGATGAAGATTGGATAGTTCACCTTGACCAAGATGCAATGTGGTTATTGCCGGATAGTAAGGCACGTCTTGAAGCTATACTATCCACTACGGACTATGACATGTTAGGTGCCGTTACTAACCGCCTCGCATACAACGACCAGCTAACTACAGGCATGTTTGATGAATATGATATTCGCAAACATATTGGGCATGCTAAACTTCATTGGGAAATATACGGGGAAAGCACAATGATCTACAACGGTATACTGGCGGCTTTTTGCCTATGTTTCCGCGTGTCAACATGGCGTAAATTAGGAGGCTTTGAGGAAAACTCATTGCAGTTCGATAGCTTATTCAGCATCAAAGCACGTGCAATAGGTATGAAAATAGGATTAATGCCTGGAATATATGTTTTTCATGCTTACAGGATGTGGAGCGATAACCCGGCCATGGATATTAAACACCTGTCGCAGGAGTAGATCCACCCGCATATACACTCTTCAAAGTAACTAACCCCGATTCAACATAATGCTCGTTCATGTATAGTTCGGACTTTTCGCCATACTTCAGCACAGATCGCATTTCGTTGTAAGTCAATACGCCTTTAGGTAGCGCACTCAAATAAGCCGCTACCTCTTTCATATTAACAGCCATTTCCGGCAGTTGAGTGTAGTCTAATTCAATGGTGATGCCGCCAAATCCTTCGCCTAACATCGCCGTTAGTGATTCCCCTATAATATCACATATTGGAGCCACGGCATCGTAGATGGCTTGTTTAACCGCCGTTGCCTGGTTGTTACTTGTTGATGCTTTTTGGTTGTGAAACTGCAGCGGCCAATGGAATGCCCGGTAAACATCTTCCTCGCTTGCACTAACTACCTCCAATAACTTCAAGTCCCCTAAACTAAGGCCGATACTTTGCCATAATAGCGATATTGAAGATGGGAATACCCTTGCTAATTCGTCATCCGACTTACGAGCCTGTACCATACGCTCTTTTAAGTCCTGTTTTTGCTCAGTAGAAAACTGGTCTTCCTTGTCACGAGGTGAAAGTATACCAAATGTACCGCCATTTTTTAGCTGCTTGCTCCCTTGTGTCTTGCCTTCTTTAATGCTTCGTATCGGCTCTAAATAAGCGCGCAATGGAGCCACGCCATATAGGTATTGCATGTTTCTATCAATAGGTGCAGGGTTACCAGTCTTAACATGCTGTATTTCTTCCTTTTCAAACCTTCTCAGGCTTTCATCTTTCAAAACGTAACCCCTAATAGGATCTAACAAGTCGGTCGGGTCTGTTGCAATATCCATGTTTGGAAAGCAAAATATCTCCTTTGCTTTCTTGTCGACACGAATAGGGTGCATATAGGTATTACCTTGCAATAATAAAGATAGTATTGTTGTCCACATCATTTGTGAGCCTGTTTGATATGGGTTACACCGTCCAGTAGTTAGGAGCGAATGAAGTTCTGCACTATCTACTTCCTCAATAGCTTGCATCTTTAAAACATAGCCTTGTAATTGGTCGTGTTTCTGCACCTGCTTTGCGCGTTGCAGCTTTGCTTTATCCTTAACTTTATAAAATACGATAGGGCAATTCAATACTTTTTTAGTGATGCTGTCCGTAACCTCATACACTGCCCCTATTGTTTTGAAGATATTCTGATAGTCGGCCGCATCGAAATTTATTGCCGGTAGCGAGTTGTTCAGATTGAGATTTAACAACGATATATCCCTGGTTAATTGAGCAGCAGCCTTTTGAGCTATAAGCGCATTCGCTTCTTTGCTGATAGCTCCACCGAAAATAGTATTGATAAATCCCATGCTGTAAATGTAGGGAATTGTTATTAAATAAAAAAAGGGCATCAGCCTTGCGCCTTTGCCCTCTATACAAAACTGATAACGATATGATTATAAATCCGCTTCCTGTTTTAATTCACTTGCGGTATCGTGAATGTAATTACCAATACGCTTGTGCATTTCGCTTTGATCCTCATGGTCGAATCCTCTAAACTTTACCCTTGCGGGGTAACACTTAGTTACTGGGGCATCGTCGCCTAACTCTTTATAATTCTCAACCTCTACTACCAATGCCCATCCAAAGGCATGCAGTATGGTATTGACAAACATAAATAAACCCGTTTTTCTGAACTCATCCCAACTTTTAGGATCAACCCATTTTATTTGTTCTTTTTGCATGATTGTTAGTTATATTCTGGCGTTAATAAAAAAGCTAAGTTAATTTCATGATAACGTAACTGGTGATTTAATTCAGCGATGTGCTTATCTCGCAGCTTCTTTGTAGAAATTTCATTATTAATCCACCTAATGGATGTTTCGTGATTAACAATAGATTGCTTGCGTTGCTGTTCAGCCTTTTCGCGCTCTATAAACTCATGAACAGCCCGTTTAAGGCTGGGGGATATTTGTATGTCAAATTCATTCATGCTCGTATACTTTTAATCAAGCCGCCAAGTATCGCACCCGGCGGCTGAAAACCTAAAACCTAATCACAATATACCCCCAAAAGCCCATGCCTTGTGAGCTATGGGTTGAGGGAATCGCTAAGTACAGCGACGAACTTAACGAAATGCCGTGTTAAACTCCTTTTCTTTTTTATCTCTTAACTGTTGATTTCTATAAAGATTAAAAAAATATTTAGCCTGAAATTCGCTATCAAAGTAGCATCTTTCATCTAATTCAGACACAGTCCAAAAATCACCAATCCAAATACCGCCAAACTTATATACAGACAGCCATGTTGTTATACCGTCATCGTTAGGGTGTTCAATTATCCATTTATTGGTGTTTGTGTTATGTTTTAACAACCAATTCTTAGGAATATCAGGCGAATTGTATGTTTTAATTATCCAGTTAAATCTGAGAAATCCTTCATGATATTTAAAGGAATTTATCAATGAGTTTGCCCCACCAGTAAAAGCAAACAATAAGCCTACTACAATTAAAATAAGTAAGGATTTAAACCAAATAGGAATAATTGACTTTTTTTCAGTTTTCATTTTTTGTCGCTGTTTCACCGAACACCATTGCCCGGCACCACCAAAAGCCGAAACCCCTAAGAGTGTTCGGCTAATAGTAATCCGCAGGTACGCGAATAAACTACGGGTTAAAGTTTAATAATATGAGTGGGCATATTTTGAGTGCATCTAACCTTTATTTTATCAGAGTTTTGAGGTGAAATAACATCATATTCTCTTCCTACAGAAAACGATACTATTTCGCCTTTATATCTTGGGACTGTTGCACCCCTTGTTAATAACTCATTATAGCTTTCTGTACCTATTTTTTTTGACATTTCTTTTCGCGTTTTTAATTAAACAAAATATTCTCGATTTTGGCGCATCTCCAATCCTGCTGTTGCAAATCAAAGTAATTCAACACCCCATAGTTTGGAGCGCGTTCGCCACCTTTAGGAGCCGGTGCATTTAATAATGTTCCAACTGCTTCACGGATAGTGCCGTCTACTTTTTTGAATGTGAATGTCACAACCGACTTGGTGCGCAATTCCATCCAAAGTTTAATTACTTTCCAGGCATGTACTAATGCTTCTGCGAATGTTGCAAATTGACCTTTGATTTTGTGGGCGATTTTAAATAAGCGGATTTTCATATCTTTCTCGTTTTGTTAAATCAAAGATACAACTGTATGCTGATATATACAAGAACTATTTTAAAATAATTTTTATTTGTTCAATTTCAGCCTGAGTAAAGCGGCGGTTTTGGGTACCGTTAAGCTTATTACTGAATGTTGCAGTGGCTACCGATTCAGATTTGGCAGGGTATAGTCTGGTTGCTATGTACTTGTAATTGTACTTGCCTGTTTTTATTTCGCTGAGTATATCCATAATGTATACACAAATATACTCCTTTTGTCATTACCAACCAAATGAAGCTTTGCGAGGAACAATACTTATTTGAGGGTAAACGGCATACCTTAAGGCGTCAAGGGCATGGTTATAGGCATCTACAGGAGTGCTTGACTTCTTATCATGCCATACGTAATTGTTAAGTTCTTTAACGATATTTACACCATCCACAATGAGTTTATAATCCTGTACTGATGCTATACCGGCAGTAACACTACCTGGACCCTTTTCAGTATTCTTTATGTTTAGCCCTTTACGTTTTAGTTCCTCAATTAATCGAGGCTCCGCACTATCTGCATAAATTAAAGACTTATCGCCGGTATGCTCAAAAGTAAAATCATAAATTTCACTTGTTGTTAACCTTGGCTTATATATCAACTCTTTACAGTATATAATTTTATTTTTCTTATCAATACTTGTTTTAACCAGGGTGGTAGGATCTACGCTAAATCCAAAATCCTGCCCATAAACCGGAGTTGATTCTTCTTTAAATTCGCCCACCTCCCAGTTTGAGTAAATTACACCCTCGGCCTTATTAAGCCATCCACCTTTTACCGTATGCTTAAAGTAAGATGCTTTTTTAATGGTTTTATCTGGCAGCGTGTCCCTTAATTCTGGGCGTGTAGCTTGGTAAACCTCCCATGCAAGTCGCTTTTCTTCAAAATCCTCAAATATATTATCTGGTATGTATTCCCTTTCAATGTCTGTATACTCGGTGTGAATGTAAAGCACGTTGCCAATAATACCATTATACCCCTCACTTACACCTCTATCCTCGTACAATTCTTTGTAAATCCAATGCTCGCGGGTTGCCGGGTTGAGTAGTAGTATGTTTAGATTCCTAACGTCCAGCGCACGAATAGACTTCTTAATTTTATCCCAGTCTGCAAAGTTTGGCATTTCCTCAGCCTCCTCTACAATGAACATAGAGAAATCTTTTAATGACTTTAGAGCAGCAGTTTGGTTTCCGGCACTTGTTTTAATGCCCTTAAAAACTATTTTGCTTTTATTATTAACCCCATCAATCCGATCGCGTGTAACATTAAAATCATCGTGCGCGCCAAGTATATCAATCTTCTCGTTAAATTCGGGTATTATACTGTCCTCGGCGCTAGTTAGTGTGTACCTGGTGTAAAGTACCCTATGATTAAAATCCTTCGCTGCAACGCAGCTAAACAAGCCTACGGCGAACGACTTTTGACTATACCTACCACCGGTTATAACTACCGTATCAACTTTGTAAAGCGGATTTTCAGGTAAACAAGAAAGCCACTCAAAAAGTGGCTCATACTTGTATGATAGTTTAATATTAGCCATTTTGACCTTTAGTGAACATAATGGCTGTAGTTTCTACTTTATCACCTTTGGTTGTGTGGTCAATTGCCTGACTATCAACCCATCCAAGGTTTTTAAGTGCAAAGATTTGAGCCGTTGGTGTTCTTGAATAATTGAGCGCTATCTCGTAGCAATTCTCCACTCTTAAACGTGCTTTTTTAATGGTGTAAGAAAATTCATCTGATTTACCATAGTCGTGGAAGCTTTGGCGGCTCTCAAATCCAAGAAATAAGCATAATCCGGTAATGGTTGCAGGCTCTGAATGCCTATCGTAAACCTTTATATCTTTGCTTTCATCTTCTGGGTCTGCCTCAAAATGAAACTTACCTTCAATGTAGATAAAATAATCATCTATCGCTTTTTGAAGCTGACTTGCATTATCAAATTTCGGTGGCCTTCCTGCGCTCATATCTAAGTCTTTCTCTGCGAATATAGCAAATGTTAATTAACTTCTAAGAACTTTTCCAATCATTACCTCAGCACCACCGCCAATTTCAGTCCCAATAAGGTTTAACTGGTTAATCAATTGCAGCATCCTTTCGCTCAATACTGGATTGTTAATGGAATTATTAATCTGTCTTAAACGCCTTGCAATGTTATAAACATCCATAGACATAGTGTCGCGTCTTTCTGGTGACATACCATTAAATTGCGAAGCGTACAAATCCATTGCAGCTAAGTCGTATTGGTCTGGCTTACCTGCTCCAAACGGCGCGTGTCTGTGTGCCTCTCTATAGCACTCTTCTGGTGTTTTCATAATAACTCTATCGGTTTAAAATGCTTATCCAAAAATAGTTAAAAGTTGACCAAACTCATCAACTTTATAAAACTCCATACCGGCCTCTATTATCTCATTGCCCCGAAGTTCCTGCAATGGTCTTAACGGCTTACCTAATTGTTTTGTCTCAATCCATACTGTTCGGTTATCCTTATGGCAATATAAATCAGGATCGCCAGGGCAATTTGTACTTAGTATCTTTCTTACAAACCATCCTCGTTTTTTGAGTTCCTTAATGCACTTGCTTTGCAGTTTTGATTCCAGCATGTTTTTTAAAGTGAGATAATGTAAAATTCTTTTTATTCTTAACTGCATCGTATATTTTTTGGTCAAGGCTATTTTCTGCAAACAGCCAGTAAACTATTGCAGGTTTTAACCGGTCTTTACTTTGCATCCTTGCCCGCGCTTGAAAATAAGATACGGCCGCATAATCAATATTGTACATGATAAGGTAATCAGCAGTTGATAAGTTTACTCCCTCCCTGTTAGATTGTATCTGGCCAATGAATACCATTTCACCGGTACAGTCTTTATTGAAATCTTCCGGTATTGATGTATGGCATGGGAAAGTATCTCTAAGCAAATTACCCTCCTCAATGAATTTATAAAATATGGCAATTTTAGACGCTCTGTTGAAAAAAGTATTAAATATGTAGTTAGCCTTAGTCCTGTCAATAATAATCGCGCTACCGTCCTCTAATTTAACCGTGCCACTAAATAACTGATGCATCTTGTTCATAAGCTTAACTTCGGTATCTGCAAGTATGGTTCCGGTCTTACCAATGATAACCCTATCTGATTTTAATCTCCTGCATAGGTTATAAGTAACATCAGCCATTTTTATATTAATTACCCGTTCTTCTACCTGCTGATTAAATCCGCTTTCAACCTGAGTATACGATAAAAATAAGTGATCCGTTAAAAACCTTATATCAGCCTCTTTAGCATATGAGTAATCATTAAGCTGCCGGCCGTATAAGAACTTTTGTTTTAAATCAACATAAACTTTTGCCCATGCATAGAAGTTTTTGAACTTGTTAAATGGGTTTCGGCCATTAACC